TTTATCATCGGGTTACTAGGGTTCCGTTGATATGTGAAGCTAGAGTAAGGGGTACCGGTCAACCGCCTCTGCGTAGGAAACTACAATCTCTTTATGATAAATGACTGCTGTCACTCGGATGATGCAATCATATTTTCACCGTGCATACGGTGAATTGTGACCACATAATCTGGATGATACGAAAAACAAACAAATAAAAAATGTTGTTGAGCGATAGCGAAAACAACAGACTAACGAAGTTAGTCTTAGAAGAATGGCATGCCAGACTCTTTGGTAGTTTCCATGTTGTCTTTGATTATGTCACCAATGATCTGTCTTTCAGTTTGGCTCAACATGATAGCTTCTTCATAGCTGAGTCCACCACGCATGTACCAGCAAAATCTCAGAGCCTCTCTTTTTACGGCTTTTGTCTCTTTGTCCAATGTTTCCAAATATTGGACCACCTGCTCACGGTCCAGAGCCAAAAGCCTTAGGCGAAAAAATTAGCGTAGTCAAAGGTGACCGGCACGTCGTATTCTTTCTGACAACCGCGACAAGCAAACTTGATGGGTTTGAGCTCAGCTGCAGTGCCCAACTCCTTGAGTCGGTCTTGTATCTGCCGCATGATTTTGAAATCTGCTTGATTATAAAATTCCTTGATAAATCCGTTTTCTGCAACCTGTGTGCCGTCTTCGGTGGTAATACTTTCGGTGCTGTTGACACAGATTTCGATGTTGAGATCGATCAGGCGTTGCAGATATGTATCTGTAGTGGCTTTTTTATCATCGTCGGAGATGTTGTCGTTGTTGACTGTGCGTAGGATCTGTTGTTCAGTGAAAGTGATCTGATTGGCATAATTGACCTGTTGATAACTCTGTGGGCGTATTTTGATACTTAGACCATCTACCTCAATTCTTGTGTTGTAGTCGGGGCAGACCAAGGTACCTACCAAATTTCCCAAATCCATGGCAAAACTGCTTTCTTCCCGGCACTCAGGGCAAACAGTATCGAGATCCATTTGATTTCCGTAGCTGGCTATCCTGATGTTGAGCAATACTGCATCGGCATCTATGCTGGGCATGCGCCAGGCATCTTTGATGTTGGGACAACAACTGTGTATTACATCAACCACACCTTGTCCGTTGAGCAAGGCATCGGGGGTGCGTATGGTAATTTCGTCTCGGGCTGTCATTGGATACACGGGTATTTCCCCAGACGCAGGTAATTCTAGCGTGCCTTCGGGCCAAAATTTGCCTTCGCTGGGCAACTTCATGTAAATTGCTGGCTGTCTAAAATGTTTGGACAACGGGTTTGCTGGTTTTTGATCCATGTTTTTTATCCCATAAATATAGTTGAATGTACACATATTTACCGGTAGAAAACCATGGCAGATAATAACGAAGAAAGCATACGTCGCGAAACTGAAGCACGCGAAGCTGCGACCAAAAGCACTGTAAACACTACCAAGCAATTGGCTGATGCGTTTGAAGATCTGATTGATCGTAATAAAAGCGCCAAGGAAAAACTTGACAAACTCAACCGAGAACTAGATACCGGTAAAAAACGTCTGGTGGACATTGGTCCTGCCCTAGAAGATCTGCAGGAAAGCATTGAAAAAACTGTTGATGCTGGCGAACGAGCTCGATTACAAGCTCAACTTGAACAGAAACAAGACCAGGCTAGCCGTGAACAGTCTAGGCGAATGCGTATTGACGGTGCTGCTGAGCTGGTCAAAGGGCTAGCCTCGATGGGCGTCAATATTACTAAGAGCGTGCTCTCTAGTTATCAAAGCAATGCCAGTGCGTTTAGCACCGCCGGCGATGTGGCTTCAACTGCACTAGACTCAGCTAATCAAACAGTCAAGGGTCTTTCTAGTGTGGCATCTACTGCAGCCGGTGGACTCATGTTCCTGGGACCCAAAGGTATTGCAGCTGGCATGGCCTTACAGAGTCTGGCTGTGGGTGCTCAAGCGGTATTTGAAAAATTTACCGAGCTTTCAAAATTTGCCATCAACGTGGCAGTCAAGGAATTAGAAAAAACCACACAAGCATTTGCTCAAGTTTCAGCAGCTGGTGCGATGTTCAGCAACGGCCTGTCTGAACTGCGTGCCACAGCCGGGCAAGCCGGGTTGGTACAAGAAGAATTTGCCAAAGTAGTAGCCAACAACAATCAGATTTTATCACAGTTTGGTGGCAGTGTGGGCAACGGTGCACGAGTGTTGGCCAATGTTACTAAAGCATTGGGCACCGGCCCCGGTAGTCTAAGAGATGGATTGTTGAGTTTGGGTTATAGCGTAGAAGACATAGCCGACGGCACAGCAAACTACATGGAAATACAAGCCGCACAAGGTCGTGCAGAACGCAGAGACTATGCTAACTTGGCCAAAGAGACTGACTCATACCTGACCAATTTACGAATGATTTCAGCCTTTACAGGTGAGGATGCTAAAAAGGCTCAGGCTAGAGCCAGAGAGGCTGCTACCCAATCGGCTGTTTCTGCCAAATTACGTACCATGGACAGCAAGGCCCAGGAAAGATTTAGATCTGGCATATCAAATTTACCAGAAGGATTACAAAAAGCAGTACAGCAGATGTTTGTATCAGGTGCGATCACTGATACAGACTTGGCCACAGCAGTTTATAACAATGCCGAAGCCTTTGAGGTTTTACGTCGTACCATGGGATATGTCAATGATGCCAGCCTGGACGGAACAGAAGTCAGTCGACGCATACAAGCCGACCAGAAACAGTTTGGTGAGGCTATAGTAAGAAATGCTGATAGAATGTCTGCGTCAACTGGTGTGGCCAATGTATTAACAGGTACACTTGGTGGATTGGATGCTGCAAATAGATCACTTCAAGAATTTGGATTAAAAAAACAAATACCCGGTGAAAAATCAGCTGCACAAGCCACAGAAGACTCCAAGACCACACTAGACGAACTGACCAAATCTTACAGGGAAGCAATTGATGTTAATCAAAATCTCAAAGTGTCTATACAAACCGAACTCACCGGTGCTATCACTGGTTTTGCAGAGTTAACCAAAAACATTATTACCGAACTTAGAGATACTCTGGGATACTTTACCAAGGATCGCAGTAAGTCTGCTGGTACAGACTATGGCGAAGTTGCGGTTAACATGGAAGGCACACCATTGATTACCCCTGAGGCGCCGGTGGCACCAGCAACTCCTAAAAAAGCCACACCCACGCCTGGTGCTAAAACCAACCCCAACTTGCCTGTCAGTGGTCAGCCAGGTTCCGGAAGCGTAGTAACAGCTACCAACCTCAAACTCAAACAAGGTGCACAATCTTACGGATCATCTACAGACACATTATACCAAATGGCCGAGCAAGTTCATGCAATGCTAGGAGGCGACTACAAATACTTTAGTGGACTCAAAGATCGTGGCATAGACGCAGGCGGTGCCCATCCGCAAGGTCGTGCATTTGATCTGGTATTAAACGATCTAAAACAGTACCCTGACGTAGTATCTAAATTAAAAAGCATGCCGGGATTCAGTCGAGTATTGGATGAAAGCATAGCGCCAGCGAATCCTGCACAACGAGACAAATGGGGGCCACACATACATGCTGAAGTAGCAGCTGCACAAGGTGCCATAGTTCCTGCTACCACCGGTGGAGTTGACATAAAAGTAGCCGAAGGTGGTGCCAGCGAAGTGATTGCACCACTCAAAAACGGACGCTTGCCCGGCATGGACGAAATGATTGAACGCTTGGATCAAATGATTTCGGTTATGAAAGATCACAGAGACACTTCGGAAAAGATCTTCAACGCTACAGCCTAACAGGCTATAAATATAGCATACGAGAGAAAACATATGGCCGGTTGGAAAAAGTATTTCAAGACAAGTAACTTACCCAGTAACGTAAGCCCTCTAGGCGGCGGTCGTGCCCCAGATCCGGGTTTCCGCAACTATCAAAGCCAGTTGCCCGAAGTCTACACCGGACAACCCAATCGTGTTGAACGCTACAATCAGTACGAGCAAATGGACATGGACTCAGAAGTCAATGCAGCTCTAGACATACTAGCTGAGTTTTGCACTCAAAAGAACACAGAAAATCACACAGCATTTACTGTCAAGTTCAAAGAACAACCATCAGACAACGAAGTCAAAATCATCAAGGAGCAACTACAGCAATGGGTAGCTTTAAACGATTTTAATCGTCGCATGTTTAAAATAGTACGCAACGTGCTCAAATACGGCGACCAAGTGTTTATCCGTGATCCAGAAAACTTCAAGTTGTACTGGACTGAAATGAGCAAGGTCACTAAGGTCATCGTCAACGAAGGCGAAGGTAAAAAACCTGAGCAGTACCTGATCAAGGACATCAATCCCAACTTTCAAAATCTCACAGTGACCGCAGTGGCCACGTCGGATACCTACATGAACCATCCGCAAGTGGGTGGACCTAGTGGTAGTTATACACAACCACAGAGTCCGTTTGGTGGCGGCAGCCGATTCAGCCATGCCCAAAACGAAGCCGCAATCAATGCTGAACACGTTATGCATATCAGTCTGACTGAAGGCTTGGACGTGTACTGGCCATTTGGTAATAGTGTACTAGAAAACATTTTCAAAGTATTCAAACAAAAAGAACTGCTGGAAGATTCGATCATTATCTATCGTGTGCAACGTGCTCCAGAACGTAGAATATTCAAGATTGACGTGGGCAACATGCCCACACACATGGCCATGGCCTTTGTGGAACGCATCAAAAACGAAATACATCAGCGTAGAATTCCTACACAAAGCGGTGGTGGCAACAACATGATGGATGCCACCTACAATCCTCTAAGCACCAACGAAGACTACTTTTTTCCAACCACAGCTGACGGTCGTGGGAGTAGTGTAGACGTGTTACCCGGTGGACAGAATCTGGGTGAAATCACTGACCTACGATTTTTTACCAACAAACTATTCCGTGGTTTGCGAATTCCCAGCTCGTATTTGCCTACCACTGCTGAAGATGGATCACAAGCCTACACCGACGGGCGTGTAGGTACAGCACTGATCCAAGATGGCGTTTCAATCAATACTGCCAGCGTTTACAAAGCATGATCGCAGACAAGTTAGACTCAGAGTTTAAACTGTTCATGCGTTGGCGCGGTTTTAACATCGACGGCAGCCTGTTTGATTTAAGTTTCAACGAGCCACAGAACTTTGCACAGTATCGTCAGGCCGACATTGATGCAGCTCGCATTGCCACATTCACTCAGCTGGAACAATATCCATATCTCAGCAAACGCTATCTGATGAAACGATATCTAGGTATGACCGAAGCAGAGATTGCTGAAAATGAAAGTCAATGGGCTGAAGAACGCGGCGATACCGAACTGGCACAGGCCGAAGCACCTGGTCTGCGTGGCGTAGGCATCAGTCCTGGTGGTTTGCAATCTGATCTGGAAGGCCTGGGACCTGAACCCACAGCCGGAGCACCTGCGGGTGGTCCAGAAATGGCCGGTAGTCCCGCAGGACCTGGAGCCGCTCCGGTACCCGGTACCGCTGCCCCAGCACTTTGATCCCATAAAGGTTAAATACTAGCATGATCATCACAGAATTATTTGACCCAGCACCGCATGGATATCAGGACCAAAAGAGTGACAATAGCACTCTTAAAGTGTCTGATAGCCGTAAAACTCGCTTGACTTTGGCACACTTAAATCAGCTGAGACAGGCTCACGATGTGCGTAAATTAGAGCATGAAAAGAAATTAAAAGCAGTAAACAAACAATATCAACCACCCGCTGAACCTGGCGCGGCACCGCTTGGCCTATAATTATCAGGTCAAAATCCTTCAAAAACTACCCATTTAACCCTGAAAACTGCGTATATTTGTAAATACTCTTACAAAGCCACTTTTTAAGGAGTTCTTATGAACAAGTTTGAGAAATTAATTGAGTACATCATCAATGATGAAGACCAAAAAGCACGTGAGTTATTTCACGACATCGTAGTAGAAAAAAGCCGTGACATTTACGAAAGTATCATGGACGAAGAGCAGGTTGAAGAAACCATGCAAGGTCCTGTTGAAGGCGAGCAAGTAGAAGCCATGGTTGACGAAATCAGCCAGGAAGAAGCTGTTGGCGAAGCCGACGAAGAAGGTGAACAAGAGTTTGATCTTGACCCAGACAGCGAAGACGACGGCGAAATGGCCGGAGATTTGCCAGCTGATGACATGGGCGGTGAAGAATCCGACGAAGAAAAGATTATGAGCATCGACGCCAAATTGGACGAGTTATTGGCCAAATTTGATGAAATCATGGGCGACAAAGCCGATGACATGGGCGGTGATGACATGGGTGCAGACATGGGTGCCGAAGAGCCAGAAATGGCTGAAATGGGCATGATGGAAGCAGCCGAAGAAGAGGAAGATTGCGACGACGAAGAAGACAAGGAAAAAGAGAAGAAGGACGAGCCAAAAAGCGAATCCAAGACTCCTCGTAAATCCACATCTACTTCTGAACTAATGCGTGAATATGTAGACCGCATTGGCGACATCTACGGTGGTGCAGGTGATGCAGCCGAAGGCGATGCTGTGGGTTCAACAGGTAAGAAAACATCTGTAAACACAAAAACCCCAGTAGGCCCAGGTGCTGATTTTGGTGGCAGTACTGCTAGTAGCAAAGGCGGCGAGCAAAACCAAGACGGTAACTCTGCCCCAAGCACAGACAAGCCACAAGATATCAAATCTGGTAACATCAATGTACCAGGCGGCAAAGCAGGTAATGCATTCAAGACCAAAGAAGCCGCAAAAACAGGCGAAGGTTCGACTACAGACGGTTCAGTGCCTGTAAGCGACAAGAGCCCAGTTCGTAAATAATTAGGAACTACAAATGGCTTTGTACCTAAAAGAGAATCTAACGTTTGATCGGGCAGGTATCATTGTTGAATCTGTTGACGAAGGCGGTAACAAGACTCTCAAAATGGAGGGTATATTCATAGAAGGCGGAGTAAAGAACGCCAACGAACGAGTATACCCTGTCCATGAAATTGAAAAAGCCGTTAATACCATCAACAAACAAATCAATGAAGGTTACTCTGTGTTGGGTGAAGTTGACCATCCAGATGACTTGAAAATTAATCTAGATCGTGTAAGCCACATGATTGAAAAAATGTGGATGGATGGTCCTACCGGACGTGGAAAATTAAAGGTATTACCAACACCAATGGGCAAACTAGTTGAAGCCATGATCACATCAGGCGTCAAACTGGGTGTTAGCTCACGTGGAAGTGGTAATGTCAACGAAGGAAGTGGACACGTTAGTGATTTTGAAATCATTACCGTAGACATTGTAGCACAACCTAGTGCACCTCATGCTTATCCCAAGGCCATCTATGAAGGTCTTATGAACATGCGTGGTGGTATGCAGGTATTTGAAACGGCACGTGAAGCCGCTCAAGATCAAAAAGTACAGAAGTACCTTGAAGAAGGCATTAAACGCCTGATCAAAGATTTGAAACTATAGGAGAAATATCCAATGTTAGATGCTATCAAACCATTGTTGGATAACGGAATCATCAATGAAGAAACCAAGACAGCTATTGCTGAAGCTTGGGAATCACGCATTGTTGAAGCCAAAGAACAAGTTCGTGCAGAATTACGCGAAGAATTTGCTCAACGTTATCAACATGATAAGGCAGTAATGGTTGAAGCTCTAGACAAAATGGTAACAGAGTCTCTCACTGCTGAACTCGCTGAGTTCGCAGACGAAAAACAACAATTAGCAGAAGACCGTGTTGCATTCAAGCAACAGATGGTCGAAAGTGCAGGCAAGTTCAACGATTTCATGGTTACTAAACTAGCCGAAGAAATCAAAGAACTGCGCCAAGATCGTAAAACATACGAGTCGGCAATTGCCAAACTCGAACAGTTTACAATCCATGCATTGGCAGAAGAAATCAAAGAATTTGAACAAGACAAACAAGCGGTTGTTGAAACCAAAGTTCGTTTAGTTGCTGAAGGCAAAGCCAAACTGGCTGAGCTACAGAAGAAATTCGTTGAACAATCAGCCGCTGCAGTAAAAGAGGCCGTAACCAGTTCGTTAGAGTCAGAATTGACTCAACTAAAAGAAGACATCCAAGTTGCTCGCGAGAACATGTTTGGTCGTCGTCTGTATGAAGCATTCGCCAGCGAGTTTGCTGTTACTCACTTAAATGAGAACAAACAGATTCGTGAGTTACAGTCCACTGTGGACATGGTAACTCAGAAATTGTCTGAAGCAGTATCAGCAATTGAAGACAAGAAGGCTTTGGTTGAATCAAAGGAAAAAGAAATTCGTATTATCAAAGAATCAGCAGAACGCAAAGAACGTGTTGCAGAAATGTTGAAACCTTTGAACAAAGAGAAGGCCGCAATCATGCGTGACCTACTTGAAAGTGTGCAGACTGATAAGCTACAGTCCGCATATGAAAAGTATCTACCAGCCGTACTAAATAACACACCAGTGGCCAAGCCAGCAACCGAAAAAGTTGCTCTAACCGAGAGTCGTGTTGTTGAAGTAACTGGTGATAAAACTGCTAAAACTGCCGTTGAAACTTCTAAGACAGAGTCATTGAACAATGTTTTTGAAATTAGACGTTTAGCAGGGCTTAATTAAACCCTAAAAGGAAAGAGGAAATATTATGACACAAGCATTATTAGAAAGCCGTTGGGGCGAGACCAAAGATGCCCTGCTAGAAGGCCTACAAGGTTCCAAGCGAACCACAATGGGTGTAATCCTTGAGAATACACGCAAAATGTTGGCAGAAAGTGCAACCGCTGGTGCAACACAAGCTGGTAACGTAGCAACACTTAACCGTGTGATTCTACCTGTTATCCGTCGTGTTATGCCAACAGTTATTGCTAACGAAATCGTTGGTGTACAACCAATGACAGGTCCTGTTGCTCAGATCCATACATTACGTGTTCGCTATGCTGACACAGTTAGTGATAGTTCTAGCTATGGTACCAATACAACAGCCGGTGATGAGGCTCTAAGCCCATTCAAGATTGCTGTTGCATACTCTGGTAGCAACACAACAGGTCAAGGTAACGCAACATCAGCTGCTGAAGGTACAGCAGGTAACAAGATCAACGTACAGATCCTGAAACAAGTTGTTGAAGCCAAAACACGTAAGTTAAGTGCTCGTTGGACATTTGAAGCTGCACAAGACGCACAGTCTATGCATGGTTTGGATGTTGAGGCAGAAATCATGGCTGCCCTAGCACAAGAAATCACAGTTGAGATCGATCAAGAAATTCTTGGTTCTCTACGTGCTCTTGCCGCTACTGACGCTGCATACGACCAAGCTGCCGTTTCTGGTACAGCTACATTTGTTGGTGATGAGCATGCTGCTTTGGCAGTTCAGATCAACCGTGTTGCTAACCTGATCGCTCAGCGTACACGTCGTGGCGCTGGTAACTGGGCTGTTGTTAGTCCAGCTGCATTGACAGTACTACAAAGTGCTACAACTTCTGCATTTGCTCGTACAACAGAAGGCACATTTGAAGCACCTACAAACACCAAGTTTGTTGGTACATTGAATGGCGCAATGAAAGTGTATGTTGATTCATATGCAAGCGACAGCCAAGCTGTTTTAGTTGGTTATAAGGGTTCAAGCGAAGCTGATGCAGCTGCGTTCTATTGCCCATATATCCCTCTAATGAGTTCTGGTGTTGTTCTAGATCCATCTACATTTGAACCAGTCGTATCGTTTATGACACGTTATGGTTATGTAGAGTTAACAAACACAGCATCGTCTCTAGGCAACGCCGGTGACTATGTTGGTGAGATCTCTGTAGCAAACCTATCGTTCCAATAATCCAGACTGAACTGGACAACGGAATCATCCCAGGGATGGGAAGGCAAGAAAGCACACTCCGGTGTGCTTTTTTGTTGGCCGATATTTCTATGTGATAAATAATTGTGTAGCAACAGCTACAGCTCGTGTTTAACACACATCACACACAAAGGAGGAAATCATGAGCAAAACACCTTACGAGATTCGTCTCGAACTACTCAAAATGGCCAATGAAATATTGGTAACACCAGTATTCCAAACACGCCAAGCCAAAATAGATGAATATCACAGCAAATTAACAGATGCCAATCGCGAAAGCCAGGCATTTCCAACCTTGCCGGATTTTCTAAGTAGCACAGATATTATAGCCAAGGCCGAAGAACTGAAAAAGTTTGTAGACCAAGCATAATGGAAAGGCTCTTCGGAGCCTTTTTTGTTTAATAAGTAATAGTATGAAACGATTATTAGTGGCCTTTGGCGATTCGTGGACCTTTGGTAGCGAGTTGGACATTCCCAGAGAAGATCCTTGGCCAAAACATTTGGCAGAACGCCTTGGTGCAGAATATGTAAACATGGGAGTGCCGTCCAGCAGCATTGGGCACACTACTGTGCAACTATTTGATTTTATAAAACAATATCCTGACTTTGAATCGTACAAACTTATTTTTATGGTTGGGCTTACAGCACCATCTAGATATCTGAGTTACAATAATCAAGGCAAAGAATTTATAAACATAACATCAGAAGCACCATACAGCACCAGCAACATACATTTTTCAGGTCGTCCGCCCGGGTGTGTGATGCACATGGAAGAATACTCAAGATTAACCTACAAGTATGTGGATGATGGCCTGTACAATGAATTTTTAGGAGTGCAGACAGTTTTTCAATTTCAACAGTTTTGTTTTTATAACAAAATAGATTGTTTGTTTTTCAGTTATTTTGATAAATTGATCACAGACACGTACGGATACATGTTACGCAAAGATTTAATTTATCCAACCACAATCACCCAAGCACTGACTGGACAAGAATATGACCTGCCGGGCATACGTGAAAACAAATATTTTGTTGGCAAGCTGTTTCATCCCAACATAGCAGGGCACCAACAGATAGCAAAACTACTCTATGACCAATATATACAAACCTACGGTTAACGCTGTGGGTATTGAGGGTGACGACATACCCTATCATTTGAGTTTGTTAGATCACGATGCTAATTCTTTTGACACCAGCATTTGTTTTTGGCCCTTGGTCAACCATTACAACACACACGGACCTGATTGGCACAATACCTATTTGCAACGTGCCAAGACCAGCCGTGCTGTGATTTTTTATGATCTGGTCAACACCGGGGATTATGAGCACACCAAGTTCTGTGAATTTGTCAGCAACTTTGACCACCCACGCAAGATATATCTCACAGCAAATCAAAGCTCAGAGTTAAAATTGGCCAACGTGCAAATTGTCTCTTGGGATTTTATGTGGAACCGATATCGTAGTTATTATACAGAAACAGTTCCGTATGACAAACTGCACCTGCACCACTATGCCGGGCCTGCGGCCTACCAGATTCCCAATTTGGATTTTGACAAACAACGTTCTAAAAAGTTTTTAAGCATGACCGGCCGAGAATTTGGCTACAGAACCAATCTTTATGAAGTAGTCAAAGACTACAGTGAAGGTTATGTGAGCAATCGTAGCCGCGGTATTACCTTGGAAGGCAGACCCGTGGCAGGAGCCTTTGAACCTGTGCCCAACACGTTTTACGAGGACAGTTATGTCAGCATTTACTGTGAAAGTAATTTTTTACGCACAGATCTTGTACACATCACAGAAAAAACCTATGAGCCTTTGATCAAAGGTCATGTGATCTTGCCGTTTAGCAATCCGGGAACCATAAGTAGATTAAAGGCCATGGGATTTCAAATGCCTGACTTTGTAGACTACGATTTTGACAATATTACTGATCCACGCACAAGATTTGAGGCTGTGCTAGAACAATTCAAAAACCTCATGATGCAAAACTTATCCAGATTGTACAAACAAAATCAATCGGTGTTTGAACACAATCAGACCTGTGTTAACACGATTGGTTACGACCAAAGAATATTAGAACTTTATGACATTTAAATTTTATTCTGACCTGACCTTTGAAGACAGCATTGATCACCGTCAACCAGACTGGACACCAGAAAATGTTTACACTTACAGACAGTGGTATGAAGAAGATATACAAGGGCGTGACACTTTACTGATCATGGTAGGCGACTCCTGGACCTGGGGAGACCATCTTGGTTGCATAGACTGGAATGTGGCATCAAATGATCCAGTAAGACAGCAACAAATTGCTGGCAGACATTTGAGTAATTTGTTAGAAGCAGATTGGGTAAATTTGGCTAGACCCGGCTGTAGCAACTACTGGATGCTGGAAAAATTACAAGATCTACATCCGTACATTCAACAGGCTAACTACAAAAAGATTCATGTGGTGGTTAACTTGACTGAAGATCTTCGTGAAGCCGAATACACTCGCAGAATTAAAGTGGAAGAACCCTATCAACAGATGTGGCTTGGCAGTGATACCATCGAAAGTTTTTTGCGTCAAGTTGAAAACTATTTGTTTTTGAATTTAGAAACCTATTTCAAACAACTACCTCAGGTGTCTGCACACCTAGCACGAGCATTCACTGATGTATGGCCTGGCAACTCAAGTCCTCTGTTGCTAAACAAAACTTGGTGTGATGTGATTCAGGATTGGGCACAGTTTGGCAACTATCAGCGACCTGTGCCATTCATTGGTCAGATGAGCATAAACCCACTCCGAGAAAAATACATCAGGAACAATATAGAACGCAAGGTGGAATTCTTAGATATCATGGAACGTGTAGGTACTCGTTGGCAGTTCCTGGGAGCCAGTGCTTACAATCTCAAAGGCAGCACTTGCCACCCTAACCCAGCCGGCCATGAGTTATGGGCCAAATATGTTTACAGTCAAATTAGATAAATACTTTGTTCGTATGAAACTCTCAGGTAAGCCTACCTTGAGTAGCCTAGAACGCTAAAACAGGAGAAACAAAATGGCAAGAGGATTAAAAATTGCTCACAAGCAAGCAGATGGTACATTATCAGATCAACGAATCACTGGTAGTGCAGTAGGAACTTCAAATTACTTTGGCGCTGTTGGCGGTATCCCACAGTGGGTAACTACCACAGGTGTTAAAACTATCAAGGTTCAATTCCGTACAGCAGCAGGTGTACTACACTCCAATGCTTACATCATTGCACAAAAAGGCGCAAAGTCATTTTTGGTTGCCAACGCTGTAGGCGCAGTAAACGGCGCAACACACAGCAACGCTAGTGTTACAGTATGCACATTGGCCGCTGGCGCAGATGCAGCAAACGCCGCACCAGCTAGTGGAGCAAGCACATGCACAATTACTGGTTACACCACAAGTAACACAGCTTTTTATGCTAGTCGTATTACTACAAAACATGTGTATGATCAGTCCAATAACAAAATGCGTTACAGACATCAGACTCAAGTGGCTACAAGCACATTTGCCAACGTAGTTACACATTAATCAAATTTGATTGATAAAAATAGCAGCTTCGGCTGCTATTTTTTTGAAATCAGCAAAAATTAAACACTCATAAATACACTATAACCAGGATACAACAATGAGTGTTACCAAACGAATTTCAGGCGATTACCAAATAACCAACAAAGACACACTGGGGGCTAACGTAACTGTGAGCACTCATACTCTGTTTTTTCAGGGCAACATGGTAGTTGGTGGTAATACCAGCGTAGTTACCAAAACTGACACAGAAATCACAGATAACACTATTACGTTAAACAAGGGCGAAGCAGGAGCAGGCGTGACCTTGGTATACTCGGGTATCGAAGTTGATCGCGGATCATTAAATGATGTTGGGATCAGATACAACGAATCGATTGACAATTGGGAGTTGACCAACAATGGTACAACCTGGGCCAATATAACCAGCGGATCAACCTCGGCCATTGGCAATGTTTTTCAAGACCCGGCACCAAGACTTGGCGGTAACTTAAACATCACAACCAAGACCTTGTTTGACACAGTGGCCAATGTGGAAATACAGGCCAATGCTGCCGGCATGGGCGGCACAGGAATCTACGCACATCCAGTGGCAGTGGCAGGACCCGGAGAAGAATTAATAACCAAGAATAGATCACTGGTCTATTCAATCATATTGTAGGAACGAAAATGAGCATACAAAGCACAGCATTAGGAACAACCGTAGGTAATATTTTTGTGGCCACCGGCACACAAGGCAATGTGGTCAGCGTGGCCTATTTCTGTAATAGAAACGGCAGTGCCACAGCATTCAATTTGTATTTGGTACCCAGTGGACAAACTGCTGGAGCCAACAATATTGTGTACAGTAATAAAACTGTGACCAGCAATGACACATACATTCTTGAACTGGAAAAAATCATACTAAGCAACGGTGATATGTTACAGGCCAGTGCCAACACAGCCAATGTGATTGTTGCCACTGTCAGTACGTTAGGTATCTAACATGGGACGTTATCTTAAAAATACTCAACTGGAGGGCGGCAGTTATGCTGTGCAATTACCATTGGGCAGTAACACAGTAGGCCCAGACGTTCCGGTAAACGGTCAAATTAGATTCAATCAGACCACTGACAAGATTGAATTCTACTACAACAATCAGTGGAACAAAGTTGCCAAAATTGGCAACGTAACAATCACCACA